GTGGGTCTAAAACCAGACCTGATCTTCAGAAGGTAAACGAGCCAAAAACTCGTCAAGGTAAGACAGAACTTTTTAACAAAGGTGGCGATATGAAAGAATCTAAAGCAATGGTTAGTAAAGAAATCGGCTTCATGAAAAAAGCCGGTGCTCCTAAATCCATGATCAAACACGAGAAGTCCGAAATGGGTATGAAAAAGATGGCCTCTGGCGGCATGACAGCCGCACTTGCCAAACATGCTGGCAAACCCGCTTCTAAAGCCCACGCTGGCCTCAAAGATGGTGGCATGACCAAGATGGGCTCTGTTAAAACCAGCTCCAAGCCTGATGGTGTTGTTGTCAAGGGTAAGACCAAGGGCGCAATGATCAAGATGAAATCTGGCGGCAGAGCCTGTTAAGGACTCATCATGGCCAGCAAAAAAACCGGGAATTTAGCTGCTTTAGCCGCATTGGCCGGTCTTGCCTATATGGCTACTAGGGGCAAGGGCGAAGACAAAGCCAAAGCCCAAGACGTGGTTAAAAGCAGAAGTATGGATGTTAAGCCCGTAGAAGCTAAGCCTGTGGAAGTTAAGCCTGTGGACTTGGGCGAAATCCGCGATGAAGAAGGTACTTTGTCAACACTTCGCCGTAACACTGAGACTGGTGAGCTGTACGACCCCGGTGTACAAAATGCAGCAGGTAGACAAAACCGAATTAACGCAAATGTTAACAACCCCGGATATTCTGCGGGCATGAAAAAAGGTGGCGCAGTCAAGAAGATGGCTTCTGGCGGTTCAGCTTCTTCACGCGCAGACGGTATCGCCACCAAAGGCAAAACTCGCGGAAGGATGTACTAAATGAAATACCCCAAAGATACCCCAGTGGACGAGCCCGTGGCCAAGCCAAAGCAGGCAAAGGCCAAGACGTACCCTGACTCAGTTCCAGTGGATGAGCCAGTGAAGAAAATGGCCTCCGGTGGTGTTACTCGTGCGGATGGCTGCATCTCTAAGGGCCACACAAAAGGCCGGATGGTGTAACCATGATGTCCAGCCGTGGCATGGGGGCCATAAACCCGAAGAAAATACCCAAAGCTAAAGCCGTCAAGATGGCTGAAGGCGGCAAAGTCAATGAAGCGGGCAACTACACCAAGCCCGGTCTTCGCAAGCGTATTTTTAACAGCGTCAAAGCCGCAGCAGTGCAAGGCACGGGCGCAGGTCAGTGGTCAGCCCGTAAGGCCCAACTAATGGCTAAACGCTACAAAGCCGCTGGTGGCGGCTACAAAGACTGATATGAAAGCCCCACAACAGTCTCTGAAGAATTGGGGCGACCAAAAATGGAGAACCAAAAGTGGTAAAAAATCTTCTGAAACAGGTGAGCGATACCTCCCAAGCGCTGCGATTAAAAGTCTCAGCCCTAGTGAATACGCTGCGACAACGCGTGCGAAGCGTGCTGGCAAAAAAGCCGGAAAACAATTCGTAGCCCAACCCAAAACGATTGCAAAGAAAACAGCAGGGTTTAGATAATGGCAAACACTTCCGGCTCTTCCTCGTTTAACCTTGACCTGACTGAGTTGGTCGAGGAGGCGTTTGAACGCGCCGGTAGCGAGATGCGTACCGGCTATGACCTGCGGACTGCTCGCCGTAGCCTGAACATCATGTTCGCTGATTGGGCCAATCGTGGCATCAACATGTGGACGATTGAGCCGGGCACCATCACCTTTGTGCAGGGCCAGAATACTTACGCGCTGCCATCTGACACTATTGACCTGCTTGAGCACGTCATCCGCACTGGCGGTAACGCAGCGTCTACGCAGGCAGACTTGACGATTACCCGGATCAGCGTATCAACTTACGCCACGATCCCAAACAAAATCCAGCAGGCGCGGCCCATCCAAATCTGGATTCAGCGGTACAACGCACAAAGCTCGCCCACTGGTCTGACGCTAAACGGGGGCATCACTGCGACAGATACAACAATCACCCTCAGTTCTACTGTGGGCCTACCCGCATCTGGCTTCATCAAAATTGACAACGAGACCATCAATTATGGCTACATATCAGGGAATACCCTAAACAGCTGTTTTCGTGCTCAAAATAACAGCACCGCAGCCGCGCATACCACTGCTACAGCCGTGTACTGGGAGCAGTTGCCCGCCGTCACTGTCTGGCCAACGCCTGACGGGTCGCAGACTTACGAATTGGTTTATTGGCGTCTGCGCCGTACTCAAGACGCTGGTGGCGGTGTCAACGTCATGGACGTCCCATTCCGGTTCGTGCCTTGCATGGCAGCGGGCTTGTCGTATTACCTAGCGGGCAAGATTCCTTCAGGGTTCGAGCGCCTGCCTATGCTCAAATCTCAATACGACGAGGCTTGGCAGAACGCCGCCGGTGAGGATAGTGAAAAAGCTGCGGTGCGATTTGTGCCGCGCCAGATGTTTATAAACTGACATGGGCAATAGGTTTGCCAGCGGTAAGAACGCGATTGCGGAGTGTGACCGCTGTGGGCAGCGCTTTAGTTTAAAGGTGCTGCGGAAAGAAATTATCAAGACTAAGACGTACAATTTGCTTGTATGTCCTGAGTGTTGGGACCCAGATCAACCGCAGCTTCAGTTGGGTATGTATCCAGTTGATGATCCGCAGGGCTTGCGTGACCCGCGCCCAGACCGTAGCTACGTGGCTTCGGGGCTTTTGGCAAATGGTAGCCCGGGTGAAGGTAGCCGGAACATCCAGTGGGGCTGGTATCCGGTGGGCGGCTCTAGGTTTTTTGATGATGCGCTGACGCCGAATCTCTTGGCTTTAGGCGTACAAATTGGTACAGTTACGGTTACCACATAAGGAGTTGAAGATGGCTAAATTTAGCAAAAAGATTGGCGGCAAAGAAGTTGGTGATGCCAGCGTCTATGCTAAGCCGCACACTATGACCGGTAAATCCGTAGCTGCGGAAACCAACCCGGGTAAGATGCCGAACCACAGCAAGTTGGACACCTACAACGTGAGCCTTGGCGCTGTTAGCAAGTTCGCCGGTGACCAGCCAGCCAAAACTTCGGGCATCAAAATCCGTGGTACAGGCGCAGCTACCAAGGGCTTGATGGCTCGTGGCCCAATGGCGTAAAACATGACGTACACCGAGCTTGTAGCGGCTATTCAGTCGTACACGGAGAATCAGTTCCCAGTTACATATCTGGCGGACAACACTACCGTGTCCAGCACAACTCAGATTAACACTCTGATTGAGCAGGCCGAGCAGCGCATCTACAACTCGGTGCAGTTCCCGTCGATCCGAAAGAATCAGTACTCATTGATAACGGCAAACAACAAGTACGTGTCTCTACCAGACGACTTCTTGGCTGTGTACTCGTTGGCCTTGGTGACGGGCGTTACTGGCGCAAATTTAGACACTGGCACGTTTGAGTATTTACTCAACAAGGACGCAAACTTTATCCGTCAGGCGTACCCAACTCCAAATTCTACGGGCGAGCCAAAATACTACGCTTTGTTTGGCCCAACAATCGTCAGTTCAGCAATTACAAACGAGCTATCAATTATTCTCGGCCCAACGCCAGATGCCGCGTACTACGTGGAATTGCACTATTACTACTATCCCGAGTCCATTACAACCGTTGCCTCTGGACAGACATGGTTGGGCGACAACTTTGATACGGTCTTGCTGTATGGCAGTTTGGTCGAGGCGTACACGTACATGAAGGGTGAAGCAGACATCATTGGTTTGTACGACACTAAGTACAAAGAAGCTTTGGCTTTGGCTAAACGTCTGGGTGACGGCATGGAACGTCAAGACGCATACCGTAGTGGTCAATATAGACAGGCAGTCACATGACCATAGCTCAGACATCAACAACCAGCTTCAAGGTGGAACTGCTTCAGGCGGTTCATAACTTTGGCCCAACAACGCCAAACACTTTTAAGATTGCCCTATACACAGCGGAGTCGGATATTGGCCCCGCTACAACTGCATATACAACGGCCAACGAAGTGGTTGGCACTGGCTACACGGCGGGCGGCAACACGCTGGTTATTTTGACCAGCCCCACCTCGGGTAACAACACCGCAAGTATCCCCACCGCGTTTGTTAGTTTCTCCAATACATCTTGGGCAAGTTCAACTATTACGGCTCGCGGCGCTCTAATTTACAACAGTACGCAGGGTAATAAGTCTGTTGCGGTGTTGGACTTTGGTGCGGATAAGACTACAGCCAATGCTACTTTTTTAATCACCTTCCCAGCCGCAGACGCTTCCGGCGCAATTGTGCGAATTTCATAAGGATCAATATGCTTGTAACCACAACAAAAGGCGACATGGACGATTCTCTGCTTGAAAAGCGGGACGGCACAGTGGATAATGACAACGAACTCACAACATGGGTTGAGTACTGGTTAGAGGGCGAGCTTGTTCATCGTTCTGCCCATGTGACCCTGAAAAAAACAGCCGTCTTTGGTGGCGGCGAAACAGCTTCTTTTGCTTAAAGGATAAATCATGGCCAACACCCAATCAATGTGTACTTCTTTCATGGGCGAGTTAATGACTGCGACTCATAATTTTGGTACTGCACCAACCCGTGGAACGAGCGCAACCGACTCCTTTAAAGCGGCTTTGTATTTGGCATCTGCTACTTACGACGCATCTACTACGGCATATTCGGCAACTGGAGAAGTCTCTGGTGCTGGGTACACCGCAGGAGGTGTAGCGGTCACGGCTGCAACTCCTCCTACAGCGACCAACGCCTCTACTACGGCGGGCGTAGCGTTTTTTACGCCTTCTGCCAGCTTGACTTACACCTCGGTGACTTTAGCCACAGCGTTTGATGCAGTGTTAATTTATAACTCTTCGCAGAGTAATAAAGCGGTTTCTGTTCATACCTTTGGTAGTCAGACCATTA